TTCTCTGTCCGTCTTCTTCCAAAGCCCTTTTTATTTCGTCTTCATAAATTAATTTCATTGCTTGTATTCTTTCAGGTGCTTTCTTCATCGCTAAGTAATAAGCAAGACCAGCGCACATACATGGTAAAAATCTGTAAACCACATCCGCTTGTTGTCCATTATAAGCTGTAGCATCTTGTATTCTATTAATGCTATAAAATTTTAAAGTAGTAAATGTTGAAGCATCAGGAGCTTGATATAAAAATATTTGTGGTGTTGTTTGTCTGTCCACAAAATAATTTGATGGTTGTCCTGTAGCTAACTTGTTTGGTAGAGCTGCATAAGCAGATCTATCTATTTTAGTTAAAGACACATCTTGGGTATTAGCATTATTTTGAGCAGCAGCTGTTGTAGATATGTATGCCTCTAATACGTCACTAACTGCAGCATCAACAGCGTACTGTGCAGTGCCTGCTACTAAAGCTATCTCATTTAAAGATACTTTCCAAAGATGTACACCTCTATTACCCCAATCAGAAAATAATAAGTTTAAAGATCTTCTAGCAGTCTTTAAATCATAACCACCCATTGCTCTTTGACCACATCTTTCAAATGCTTCATTGATGATGTCATCTATATTTAAATCAAATGATGATTGTCCTGATGTTGCCATAATTAAAACCTCTTCTTAAATCCTATTCTTAATCTATCTTTATTAATACCTATATCTAACTCACCCTTTTTATATATTGTATTGTAATTTAATTCTGGATTAATTTTTGCTTTTGACTTTCTAATATTTTTTTCTAAGTTTGCCAAATTAGGGTCTATTTGTACATTTGTAAGTTCAAATAAATTAAATCCAAATTTTCCTTTTTTTATTCTAGGTATTTTTACATCTCCACCCGCATCTCTTTTTAAAACAGTTTTAACGTTAGTTGGTTTTGGTCCCACATTGGCAGCGGCCCGTTTCCTTGCAACGGCAGATTTTCTTTGCCCCTCTGTCATTCTTCTTGCTCTCGCTAGAGGCACGCATTTTGGATACTTCCGTTTCGCATCCGCAAGTTGTTTTGATCTTCCACACTTTGCGAAAGAACCATCGCTTCGCTTGCTCCCAATATCTACCCATTTTTGTCTGAACCATTCTTTTAGTCCTCCCTTTTTCATTCCTGCTGGTACACAATTTGGAACCATTTTATTTCCTTTTTTCTTCATGCCTTTTTGTTCATATCCCACCCAGCAAGATCCTCTAGCCATTAGATCATACCTTTGTAATAACTCTCGTAAGATTTATTAGATATTTTTTTTCCATCAATTTCGCTTTTAATGTAGGAACCAATGTATTTACCTTCTTTAGCTTTTACAGTATCTAAAGTTTTTGCTTGTGATGCATGCAACTTAGATGCTTTTTTTAAAGCTTTAGAAACTTTATTAATTTTAACTTGGTTACCTTTTGCATATTTCATCATGCCACCTAACATCGCTGGTTTAGGTCCTCTAAAATCTTTTCTTTTCACTCCAGAAGGATCTTTAATTTTTCCAGCACAGATTTTAGATGCGTAGGCATTAGCATAGGCGCTAGGGTATACCTTAAATTTACGCTTTGCTGCTGCTTTACCTCTTGGACAAAGTTTAGTCATTTTCTACTCCTTAATTTCTTGTGCGGCCGCATTGGAAGAGATATTCTTCTCCTTTTTACGGTTGTACAACTTCTTGGATTGTATCACTTTCGGTCGGAATGTTCTAGACCTTACGGCTTTTGCGTATTTGTTTTTTGGCTTGGTTTGCAATATTAACCACCTGTCTTTTTCCCATTACTTTAGCACGTTGCTCCATAACAGTTAATATCTGTATTTTTCTAGCAAATGGTTTATTTATATTTTTAACTTTCCTAACTGTAGCTCTAGCATCAGATGGTGTGGCGAACTTAATTTTAACAGTGTCTCTAGGGTTTTCATCTGTGTAAAGTCTTCTGCCTGTCCCTTTAGGTTTTTTACCTGTTCCTATTTTGGGATCTCCACCTTTAGAGAAAAGTTTTACTCTTTTTTTCTCATCACGTGCACCTCTGAGCTTGCCCTCAATTTGTTTTGGTATTTGTGATCTTCCTATTGGCATAATTTATTCTACAATAATGTTTAATGAAAATCTACTAGTTTCTGTTTTAGGTGCAATACCTCTATGTTCTATAGAGCTTGGAAAAATAATTGCTTCATTTTGAACACTTTTAATGAACTCAGTTTTTCCATCTAAAATAAATTCTGTACCTCCTGAATTAGTATGTGGATTAAATATAATAGACATGTTGGTTGAGCTTTCACTATCAATATGAAATGAGGTCGTAGATTTAGGATGATAATAATTCCAAAAAAACCTTGTAATATTATTTGATTTTAGCAAATGGGATTTTTCTTTAATAGAATCAAATATAATTAAACCATAAGTGCTTAAAATATCGTTATCTCTAATATTTTTATTTTTATCATAATTTATGTAAACAAAACCCCTATCAGATATTCTTCCATCCATTATATTTTGAGCCCAAGTGTCATGCTGTGTACCATCTGCTGGCTCATCATTATCTTGTCCAAAATCCCATTTAACTTTTCTAATTAAATACTTAATTAGAAGGTTTAAAGAATTTATAGGAAAATTAATTTTTATTTTTTCTATTCTAGCCACGGAGTGTAAGTGACTTTACCATCAACTCTTTGGGCACGCAAGGATTGATTTCTATTACTGTTAGTGGAATATGAACAATGTATCCAGCCTGAAGTCGGTTCGTTATCTTTGTAAAATTCTAATATAAGTTGGTCAAATTCTAACTCGTTCTTGATGTAAAGAGCTAGCTCTCTATTGTCTACGCCTGGTATCTCAAAGTCTGCTGCGGCTGCATTGTCGTCTGCTACATGTTGGCTGGTGGGGGCGCTACCTATCTCTATGCACAGCTGAGCACAACGGAATCCTGATGATATAATTAATGGTTTATCAAAATGAGATCTTACTGGCTGCAATATGTTTGTAGCCAATGCTTTAAGATTTTCAATCTGCGCAGGGTTAGGATTATTATTAATCCCCTTACGCTCTGCTATCTGGCTCTTGGTAAGCTCGTCTAAGGTTATGTTAGCTGTTAATTTCATTAATCAATAAATATAAAATTTATTATTACACGCCTTTCAGTATTCGTACAGGTTGTCCCTGTATGTGTAATATTAGATGGAAAAATAATAATTCTATTCGCTTTACTATAAATTTTTTCATTACCAATCCTAGTGTAACCATCATTATCATTTAGGTTAAAAACAGCAGAAGTAAATCTGTCATCCTCAACATCTGTATGTTCCCCAGTTTCTATAATTCTTTCTGTTTTATAGTTTAAGTTACTTTTTATCTTAATGAATATTTTTGCTTTAATCAAGTCTCGCAAAGGTAATAACATTTCATAGGTTCCACGTTCATTGCCTGGTAAGAAAAAATTATGTGTAAATTGAGGAATACTGTCCTTTGTTGCAGGCAAAATTGATGATTGGTTATAATTCCAAGGAAAACTAGAATGAAATATTGTGTTTCTTAATTTGATAAAATAATCATCAGGACAAAAATTATCAATAAGTTTAATCATATGTAATTTATATTTACATTAAATCTTGCTTTTTGATCTGTGCAAGTGGTGCTGTTATGTTTAATTGATCCATCAAAAAACACAGCTCTATTTTCTATTGATTCAACTTTATTTCCGTCTTGCATCTGTGTGAAACCGTTGCAAGTGTTGAAACTTAATATACAGTTCTTGTGTGATTGATCATAATCAATATGGGGAGAATGATGCACCAAACTATTAGTTCTAGGGTATAAATTTAATTTTATTCTTATAAGACTAAAAGGATTTATTTTTTTAATTAATTTTTTATTAAATATATCCCAATATTGGCTATTAGGTGTATTATTCTCATAAACAATATGAGAAAAATAAAAATTAGGATCGTTGTTATCTTTTTTAAAAGTAACATTTTCTATAAAAAACCAGGGAATGGTATCACCTAATACTATTTCTTGAAGTTGCTTAAAATCTTCTTTAGGAAGGAAATCTTTTATAATGTTCATTTTTTTTCTTCAATTTCATAAAAGAATTTGTCAGTGTCTTCAGTTTGCCATTTTCTAGAATCCTCTACATTCCATTCATTAGTTTGTACTTTCCAATCTGGCACATTATCTTTAACAGTAAATGACGGAATATCCCAAATTAATCTATTATTTGGCTGTGCTGCATAATTACCATCATCTAAAGCTAAAACATGAGCACATTTGTGTTCATGTGGTATTTCAGAATGGTCCGTATCTAAGATATTAGGATCAGGATGAGCAAAATCCAAAGTAAAAAGATAAGCACCTGAATGCCACTTTTTATCTTTACCAATGTATTTGCCCGCTTGGCCATCTAAAATATCCCAAGAATGAACAGCAGGATAATAACTAAAGCAGTTCCATAAAACCAACTCGTCAAGCCTACGTTTAGGAACATCATTCGGCTTAAAGCCTCTTTGAATGAATGCAGATATTGGGAGGCGATAGAAGACAGCTCCATTTTCCATAATACAATGAAAAAGAGGACTACGCCCCGTAATGCTTGATACACCGAAAATAATACAGTCCTCAACTTCTCCATGATGTTTTTTAAGATCATATAGATACTCCCTTCTAATTTGTGCGTATTGCACTGGTATGTTTGCGTTTAAGTAACTCATTTATCATTTAATCCATACCATATTACCACACAAAGTAAAATAAAAGCTATAATAGTATTGATGGGTAAAAATGGCTCAACAATATAGTTTTCCATTATTCTAAATTATTTCCAAAGAGTAGTGTGTAACTTACTCTTCTATTTTCAATGCCATCTTTCATTGAAACACCATTTGTTTCATGAAAGTAAGAACCATTAAAAAAAACAGCTCTATTACTTTTATAACTTATTTTTACAGGTTGTATATTTTTTTCTTTTATATATTCTTTAACTTTATCTGGGTTTCCATTCCAATCTTTTCTTGTCCAATTTTTTGGGGGCATAATTTTATAAATATTTAAACCATTTTTACTTGAATCAAAAACACTTGCATCAGACGATACCCAAACGTTTAAGTTTACTATTGATGGGTCTGCATGCATGTGAACACCTTCATCATTTTTAAAATATACAAAACTCCATCCTCTAATAAATTTTGGTAATACATATTTATTATGTATTTCTTTTGTAATAATATCTGTAAGATAATCTTGACCTGGACAATAATTAGTAGCTACATATGATTTATACTGATTATCAAAATATTTACAAAAGAGAACTCTTACTTTTAAAATATTTAAACATTCCTCCGTAAAAAAATTATCTATGATTTTTATGTCAGAAAATTCTGTAATTTTTTGATTGTCGTTTAGTGCTTTCATCGTGTCCTATAGGACATATATACTAATTAGAAATACCCATCAACCAAAGCATTAAAAATATATAACAGATGGGTTCCATTATGGTAATATTTTAACAATCTTTTTTCGATCCATATATACTTCTGTTTGCGCCTTTACTTTTTTACAAGTAAATACAACTCTTTCGGGATTTACCTCGTTCTGCGCGATACGTTTTGATTTCAAACAATCGCTAAGATTTGGTTTGTATACATGCTCTATCATATTCCCGTTTAACGTTAATATAAGTGCAAACACAGTTTCTATCATAATACCTTACCTTTGTTTGGGCCATATTTAATTCTATATTTATGTGTGCCCGTACCATTAATTTCTACCTCTTTTTTAAGATCTTTAACATAGCTCATTTGTTTTGCTTTTTTCTCTTGATCAGAGATATAATCTAAAATTTTTTTAGTGATTCGACCCATTTCTAATTAGTTTCTCCACATCTTCAGTTAACTTCTCTGTTCTTTTTTTTAAAAATTCTATGTTAACGGCATTATTTCTCATACCCTTAATCTCCTCTTCTACATCTTCTAGTAAACCACTAACGTGTTCTACGATCATAAAAAGCTCTGCTTCTCCAGCTGATTGACCTAACTCACCTCTTGGATATTTAATTCTAAACTCTGAGTTAGCATCTAAATCTTTTTGCATCAACTCTATTTGAGTTGAGTGTTGATTAAGTGTTTCCTGTACTCCAAAAAAAGCCCATGTCCCGATGGCAACCATCGCGATCAAACTGGCAACCGTCTTCATTGGCATCTGCACGGCAGCCGATTCCGAAATTTTTAAGGCCATAAATTACCTACTTATAAAATCCTTTGAACACCCAGTTTACCCATTTGTTCCAAACATTTTTGATTTTGTTCCAAATAGTTCTGACTACCCACAAAATTTGTTGTTTTATTTTTTCTAACATTTCCATCTCCTTCTAGCTTGTCTTAATCTAGAGTTAGGATCTTTAGCTGCTTTTGGAAACTTCTTCATTTGCCCAGCACTTCTAGCACAAAATGATTTACGTCTCTTTGCGGCCTTTGATCCAGGTTTTACTTTTCCTGTAACTGCTGTTCTAAGTTTTGAACCAGGATTATCTCTCCTATACTTAGCAACACCAGCTGCTGTCATCCCCGCTCCACTTTTTGTAGAACGAAAATATTTTTTACTCCGTGGAGGCATAACATCGCCTCCACGCTTTAATTTTAAAAGTTCTAATGTATATACTTTATTAGTAACTTCCATCGAAAAATACCGTTACACTATCAAAACCACCACTGATATCGATAAATGCACCATCTGGGAAACGGATACCTTCGTCAGGGATGTAAGGATCAATCATACCAGCTGCAGCAGGTGCATCTAGTTCTAATCTTTTACCTCCTGATTGTGATCCATTTCTGATGATCATTGCACCAGCGGCTGAAGCTTTTGATACCCCATGCATTCCTCTAACTCTTGTCGCTCCAGCAAAGACTATCCCTGTTGTATCAGTTGTAGCTGTAAAGCCAGCGGATACTGCAGTGATAGAAGCATCGTGAGCAATTTGGGTCACTGTTAAAAACTTTGTTGAACCAGTTACTGTGTTAGAGTTTGGACCAGTCCCAATGAGCCATCATTTACTGAAGTTCCAGTAAGCGTCATGTCACCAGCGCCTGATTTCGTTTGCACGGCTGCTAGTGCTGTTGTGCTTGCTGTAACAGCTTTAAACATTTTCGCCTGTATACTTGTACTTGACATATTTTCTCCTAATTAGGTGCCCCCGAAGGAGCACCAGTTTAATTATTACGCTGCAAATGCAAATGCACCAGTAACAGCTGCTGCTGCACCAGTGAATTCAGTTGCGATGTGCCATGTACCTTCCTCAAAACACATAAAAGCAATTTTGCTTCCTGTTGTTAAAAGGTTAGTAGCCGCATCAGCTGGAGTGAAAACTAATTGTGTTTCACCTGCTGCTGAAGTATCAAAAGTTACTTCATTTGAGTTTCTTGATTCTATTAAAGAACCTGTAGCCCAAACGTCAGAACCTGCTGCATTGAAAGTTAAAGTCGCAGTTCCGCCAGCTGTGTCTTTTGATTGAACATAAACAGCGATAGCGCCTCTAGTTGCTGCTGGTAATGCTACTGCACAAGCTGCTGCTCCAGTGTAGTTTACAACTGCTATAATTCCATCAGCGATAGAAATATTTGCTGCTGTTGCTGTGTCAGCTAAAACTAGACCTGTAAGATCAGGCATGCCTGAACTCATTCTTGTTGTAACTGCACCTGTTGATGAGTTTTTAGTAGCCATTTGAAAGCCACCTTCGGACCTAACTGGTCCATTAAACGTAGTTGATGCCATAATTTTCTCCTATGTATAGCGTTCGTTATGTAGTCTCTATACCGTCTGCCTAGCCAGTCTACATAATAATTTATTCTAGGTATTTTGATTATACATAAAAAAAGGGGCGATGTGAACACCGCCCCTTTCAATTCGTAATACTAATGTAAGTATTAGACTAATTTACCATTTCCAAATATACATCTAGGATCAGAGAACCCGAATGAATATCTT